AATTCGCCATGCTCGTTAACTTTTCGTAGATCGGGGATATCACCAAGCGTTACAGTATTCTTTTTACGGAAATCGCTATTAGTGGTGCGGTTGCCTACCTGCAAAAATGTTGGTTCCTGTTCGCGATAGCCGTCCCTGATTACCGTATTAGTAATCAAATCCATTAACTTTACGAAATCACTTGTAGTATGTAGTGCGCGACTAATGCGATTCTCACGACTCATACCACGGGTATTTACACCTTCATTGATTAGTGATTCATCCATTAAATCAATCAGGTTCATACCGCGATATTCGTTACCTTCCGAAATCTTATGAGCGTGCGGAAGGTGTGCGCCTAAAAGCGCTTCCGATGCACCACGCATATATTTGTCTGTTTGATCGTCAATGTTTTTCACATCACTACCTGTAATTGTGGGATTGTCGCGATTAATTAATTCATCGACAAACTGTTCATATGATACTTCTGGATTATCGAATGCTCTTGCTGCATCTTCCGGTGAACCGCCAAGTTTTGTTGCAGCTGCGAGAAATCGAACCATAGTACCTTCCGGTGCTGCGGTTACTGTTTCAACTGGCGGAGTAGCAGGCGGGGTAGCTGGCGGAGTAGCTGACCGTGTTACTGGTGGTGTTTCTGTTTCGACTTCCTCAGTCTCTACAGTTTCTACCGTTTCTACTTCCTCAGTTTCAGCTGCACGTGTAACTGGTTCAGCTGGCTTTGATGGAATATTTGCAGGCTTGTTATTGCCTTTGTTTTTCTTGCTCATGTCTCTACCTATGATGGTTTGAAAAAAGGAACGTCTAGTAGCTTCAGCGTCTGCACCAACCGTAACTAACGAAACCTCTAAAGGCTCCCAATCGTCAATGGAATAGTGTTTAATGCCTGTGTCTTCATCTTCCCTAATCAAAGTACGTTTGTGTATTTGAAAAGAGATAGAGAAATTACGAATTATTCCGTCTTGAACATCTTTGATTACACCTTGCTTTGATTCATCACTTGAAAAATTAAAGTCTGCAAGCAATTCACCATTGCGAATCTGGTAATCGTCCGTAACGCCGTAAATGTTATTGACAGAAAATTGATTATGGTCGCGTATCAGCTGCAATCCGTTTTTGATGCGTGTCTTACGCATACCGTCAAGATTGAGTGCGTTATAGGTAGTTTCGTATCTACCAGTGCGCCAGTTGTAGTTAGTGTCCTGTACTGGCTGATTAGTAGCCAGACAAGCGAATTTGCCGTTATCCCCTTCAGTAGAAGATGCACGGCTGAAACTGCGAAGTGAAAGTAATCTATCCATAAGGCAAATAGTCGGTGCCCTTTGAATAGCTAGTCAACAGTTTTTTTATTTACGAAAATGTTTACCGAAACGGCGGGTTAGGCGGGGCATAAATAAGCCTAGCAAGCGACCATGAACTAAATAGGTTAGGAAAGAAACTTTCCCAAACTTCCACGCTTTTTTTAAAACTCCACGCCTGCGGGATACTTCACTTTTGAATTGCGATTCCGATTTTTTAAAATCAACATTATTGTTATAATTTTCATCGTGGTTACGGCAAGCACGGTTATAGTACTTGCTGATAGGCTTACGAATCCAACGGGGCCAACTTTGTGGCCCACAATGATACTTATGCTGGTTCTGGCTCATCCGGTGCTAACCCGCCCTGCGGCTGTTCCTGTGATTGGGCGGCTAATATTTGCTGTAACACACCTTGCGCTTGCTGTAGCTGATCTGGTGTAACGTTTTCATAGTCGTTAAGTATGTCTGCCAGTTCACCATTGACGCTAGTTATTACAGTTGTATCAAGCGACATATCAGTAAGCATGTCACCAACTGAAGCACTGATAATCTTTAACATAGCCGGTTGCAATGATTCCGGTGTGTTCGCAATTATGCCTGAAACTTTAATGTAATTTTCTTCAAGCGCTTTTATTTTATCACCATATATTTTTTCTTTAGCTAGTACAGCTTGCGTAGCTGGTTCGTCTAAATTGCGTAATGCATGACGTATTCGGAACTCATGAGCTACAACTAAAAATTCCGGTACATCTTCACGGAAAGACTCATATATGAATTGAAAAAATTCTACTATTCGTTGTTGCATTATTTAATCCACCCTTTGTATCGTTATTAAAGTTTTATCTATCAAAGCATTAACCCCTGCTAGGGATGGCCTGAACTGTGCCTGTATTGTTAGGATGGAAGTGTTAGAAGTAACCCTAACTCTAATAGTGGCGGTGCCTCTTTGGTCTGTTCCACCAGTGCCAGTACCGGCGCTGTCTTTTGGCTCTTGTCTATGATCCGATACAGCAGCACCATTAACACTTAGTCTTGCCCAAAAGTCAGAGTTTTGACTGTCAGCTGCCCATATGTATGTACATTGAATAATATAATCAGCACCAGCTATTAGACCAGTGAATTGATGATCGTTACCAAATGGTGCATTAAAACTTGCTACGTTTTTAACTACTTCACCACCTTGAGCGCTAGACATTAATTTATAACTGTCTACATACTGTTTAGCTACCGCTGCTAAATCATCTTTCCTTGTACCGTTTGAGTGCCAGTAAGTTTTACGTTTTGTGCATCCTTAGCGTCTATATCAAGTTGTAATGCGTTGTCCCTTGAAACACTGGCTGTTGTCTCTGTGTCTATGTTTGACTGTAGGGTTATGTCCGCTGTCTGTCTGTCCGCTATCTCTTGAGATAGGCCGGAAGCGTTAACCGCGTGCGCTGCAGTGTTAGCATCTATATCAGTACGGTTCGCTATAAGTTGTGCAAAGGCCGTAGCGAAGTCCGTGTTAGTGTCGCCTATCTCTGCAGCAAGTGCGGCCATATCAGTAGCTAATGCTTGCGCTACTGTTTGTCCTACAGGCAAGCTAGCTACAATGTTATCTATTTGTGTTTGTAGTGCGGTATCGCCGGAAATTATTGCAGTCTGACGTTCTGTTACTTCAACAGTTAATGCATCGTCTTGTGCTATTTGTCCAGCTTCCAAATCATCTAGTCTTTGCGCTACTTCGGCATCGGGTACCGGCGTAGCATTTTCTAAATCGTCTAGTCTTTGGTTTTGTAATGCACCATCATGAGCAAAAGCAGCATTAGCCGCTGATAGCGTTGCGTTGGCTTGTGCTAATTCTGAATTGGCCTGTATAAGTGCATCTTGAGAATCATTAACTGTATCGTCGTCCAATTCTTCAGCTGCAGCTAAATCATTTTGTGCTTGATCTACTAATGCTTGTTGAGTATTAACAGCATTTATCGCTTGCTCTATATCATCGATAGAAGCACCACCGGCACCACCAGTGCCACTACCACCGGCACCAGCGCCAATACCGGCATTTCCAGTTGTTTTAACAATACCCATGTTAAATAGCCTCTACGTTTAGGAATGAACGTTCAAGCCCTTTTACCCAAACAAATGGTTCCCCTGCTATTTCTATATCCTTGTAAGGAGCTAAAATATAACCGCTATGTATATCTGGTGTAGGCTTAGTAGGCGCAAAATGTACTATGCAAAGAGTATCGCTTTTGTTTTGAACTCTCACCGTTGTATTTGCTGACAAACCAGCGCTAGCTATAACGTCCGTCCATTCATCATCGTTTACTTCTACATCAGGGTTAGTTTGAGTCATTATTTGATTCCACTCGATTCTTTAGATTCTGTTTTCTTTTGTGCATCACCATCTTTATCTGGTGTTGCGGCTGCAGTTTCAGTTGCAGTATCTGAGTCATCAGTAATTTGTATATTACCTGCGGCTGATACTTTGCTACCGTCAAAGTCGAAAATTATATTGTTGTCTTCCATTAACGGCCTTGCTTTCTTCCACGCTTCAATAACAAGCTCAAAATTTGAACCATACTTACGTGCTAACTCTTGTGGTGACATAACGCCGTTTCTTACTTTTGTTATGTCTACGTCTAAATCTTCTTTAGGGCTAATTGATTCAAGATCAGCAAACGAAAAGCTATGTGTTATCTGATCAACGGAAGCTTGCATACTTGGCGTATTCAAAGCTTCTACGTCATAAAACCAATTCATTATTTTATCCATCCACACACTTACACAATGCGATTGAATTACTTTAACTTGTGATTTGAATTCCTGACGGGAAAAACGACCAGACGCAAAATTAACTCTTGAAAAATCACCTGTTGCTATTTCATAGTTAGAACCTGCACCAATAGCAATATCGCGTCTTAATGAATGTTCTGTTTCTTGTCCGCCTACTGGATTAGTAGGTGTAACCGTTTCTATCTCTGCATCTGCATTTTCTAAATATGCAATCATTCCTGGCGTTACCGTTTCATGATCTTGCAAATTTTTCATGCTTATAGATTCGTCTTTGGCTAAGCCTCTAACGATAATTGCCATACAAGCCGCAATTGTTTGTTGTGTAATTCTAGCGTCGTTTAAATCCGATAAATCTTGACTTGCTTTAATGGAAGTCAACAAATCAGATAAACCTAATATTGCTTCTGCTTCGTCTGAAGTTTTGCAATGAATAACGTCTAAATCTTTTCGATACAATTTACTACCGCTATTTCTATCATCTACATTGTTGTAAATATGAAATCCTTTTACTCTACCGAATTCATCTAGTTCTAATCCTTTTGTTCCTTTTGATTGATCTAACCAATCTTGTCCAACTACACGTAAACGCAATTGAAGCGAACCTTTAGGATCACGCTCTATATAGCGAACTATAAAAGCTGCATGGTGCGTGTACATCGTGGCAATGACTAAAGACTGAATACCACCAAAATTTGTATCGCCGTGAAAGTCTGGATAATACGACTTGCACCATTTGTTATATTTCTTCTGTAGTGCTGAACGCTTTTCTAAGCTTCCACCTTGAAAATCTACATCTACGCCTACGCCGATAATATTATTTCTAAAGCCGCGTACAATTTGCCTGACAATTGGAGTGTTGCGGCTTAGGTGCGACGGGGAACTACTTTTAGATTTTAATTCAGCGTTGCGTTTTGAATCCCGAATAGATGCGATTCGTTTAGACGGATCATTGATTAGCCACGGGTCACGTTTCTTGCTGAAATTGCTTTCGTTCTCGCCGTGCTCATTAGTGGTGCTTCCGCTCATCGACAGAACCCCGCCTTAGCCACTCTGAGAGTCTTTTTGATGGTTGTAGAGGGTAGTAACCCCTGATCGACTAAATCAGCCTCTATCGCTTTTATACGACGTTCCATATCTGCGCCATTGGCGAAATCTAGCGTTAGATCGGCTTCCCGTACTCGAAACACGCCTTTAGCGTAGTTGTCTTTGAGTACCTTAAGTTGGGCAACTGTGAACAAGGGGTTTACCTGCGTATACGTGGATTCCCGTTAGATTGGGTGACATTTGGCGCTGTGGTCAACCCTTTTTCACTTCTACGCTTTACCCCTAGTCTGGCTGAATATGCAGCTTCCCACTTGTTAGCGTTCCATCCATCCATGCCCAACATATTAAATCCTGCATATCCATAAACCTTAGTATCAAGAAAGTGATTTTCTTTCCGAATTTTTACCCATTCAAACTTTATGTCACCACGCTTATCTATTTGTTCTTCCCTAACTTCTGCGGTTGATTCTTTGTAGTAATCATCGCCGTATTCTGGCGTGTGAAAATATCCTGACGGGTAGGGCATACCGGATTTTATTTGTTCTTGAGTCGGTGCCTCTAATTGGTAATAACCGAAAATAGATTCCTTTATAAGTGACGAATTTATACCCCATAACTTTATCGATGATCTACGCTTTTTTCCTGATACTGTTATACCAACATTTTTAGGTGGTGCGATAATATCAGAACCAGTGTATTTACCATGTACCGCTCTAACATCAGTTTTGCCATTTTTCATAATAGAAACTAACTGATAAACAGATTGCGTTTTATAGTTAGCATCTATATTTATTAAATCTATTTGACGCGGAACACCGTTTATATCGTTCATAGGTTCCATTAACTTTCTGGCAACCTTAACTCTAAATGATTCGTCATCTACGTCACCTAGTTCTACAGATATTTTTATACTAAAAACTTCTAGGTATTTTGCGACTCCAAGATATTCAACAACTAATCTATCATCTTGAATATCTACGCCTGCGACAATCTTTATTACGTCTTCCGGCACTACACCTATTTTGTATGTTTCGCGTTTGTTGTATAAAGCTTTCCAATCAAAAGCCATACCACGCATTTGATAAGATTGTCCCTTTTGGGTATTAACAAATACCATTATTTTATTCTGATCGTTTCCAGCCTCTATACGCTTTTTAGCCATTTTTTGAACGACTGGAAAAGGGGAAGATAAACGAGACATATTAAAACCGGCATGGTGCGTTACTTCGGGGTTTTGTTTGTGGTAGTGACCATCTTTAATAGACTTTAATCTATCCCCTTCAGAGTAGATATGTTCGCACATGTGGCAAAACATATACGCCTTACGCCATTTGGGATTGCCACTACTGTAATCTGGTATGTATACGTTCCTATCAAAGTCAGGCACATAATCTTTTCCACAGTCGGGGCACTGGTGCATGTAAATGCGCATATCGGAATTTTCGTATTCTTCCTCTATACGCGACAAACCTTTGATAGTAGGCGAACAGGTTTTAATTATTTTTTCGTATCCACTAAACCATTCTGTACGTTCGCCAACAATTAATAATGGGTCTCCTTCCATTCCTGCGCTGCGAGTATATTTATCTACCTCATCGGCTAATACAATTCGTACTGATCGTGATGCAAGTTCACCAGCGTTATTAGCAGACGCAAAAGATACGGTATTTAGAAAGTTCTTTTGTAGAATGGTGTTACCGTCTGCAGAATACTTATCAAGTATTTCTTTTAGTACCGGCGATACCTTCATTGATTTAGTAAAGCGCTCTACAGAAATCATTCTAGCCTGACCAGCTGTAGGCAATACGAAAATAATAGGTGACGGGTCGTGATGCGTATAATAGAAAGCTGTATTTAACAGCAATTCAGTCTTTAGCATTTGAGTAGGACACATAAGCGTAATTTCTCTTATGTCATCGTCTGTAACCGCTTTCATCGGTTCTAACGCTACTACCATGCGTTCACTACGGAACTTTCCATTTTCCGCACTGTTAGACGGCAAGTATCTATACTTGTTTGCCCACTCTACTAAATTCATAGGCGGGGGTATTTCTATTGCTTTTGCTAGTTCGTTAAAAAGTAAACTTCGGAATGTTGGTTTTTCTACTCGTTGAATTGCGTCAAGCAGACTCACGTAAATACCCCGCTAATGCGTCCATAGATACCCGTAGTTCATCCTTTAGTATTTTTCGTATTTCTCCTGCGTCTTTATCTTCCAGCTGTGGCGCTAAATTCTCTATTGCTAATACAGCTGATTTAACAGTAGATGCTGCAACAACTACTTCGCGTATAACTTCTGGCGCTTCATACACGTTAGCTTTTAACTTATCGACTTCAAGCATAGATAGCTGTGCTTTTTTAACTTCTGATATTCGTCTGGCTTCTACTTCTGAGGTATAGTCATGAACTATAGCGCCCTCGTCTTCATTAAGTGCCATTTTGTTAGCGAAGTGTGTTTTTTCCATACGCAATAAATGATCTATAACATCGCGTATATG